CCGACACCGTGTATGGTGCGACCTCGGCCATTTAGTATCCTAACTTTTTGCCGCCAGCTTTAGTCGGTTTTGGTTTCTTTTTCACGCTGCATCCTCCTTTACAATTTTTCTTGCCACAAACTTTGCACGCCATAAGTCTTTCCCTTCCCTTGTTATCACCAAGCCTTACACGACCAGTAACGAGCACCAGTCTTCGGGCCACCGCCGTTCTCGTCGCACTTATGTCTTGCTCGAAAAGACTTGCGACGAGCGGGGATGTCTTTCTTGATCGTCATGTTCTGGTCCCCGAAGCGAACGACCTTAGTCGCGCCACCATCCTTCACGCAGACGGCAGACTTCTTCGCCGCGCTCGGCGTCTTCCAAGGCTTGTTTATTTTCTTGCCTTTGCAAGCACTACTAACTCGACCCTTCGTCATTCGGTTCACCCCTCATTACATCAAATAGTGTAACGATTTCTGCGGAAAATTCTTCCTCGGTTGGTTCGTCGAACTCAGCATCCTCTGTCTCCCAGCCGTACTGGTTGAGGTATCCCTCGTAGATAAAGGCGAAGTCGTGCAAGCGCATAACGACTAAGCTATCCCCCGTCTTCATTCCGTTTCGCCTTTGCACGACGACAGGCATTTCAGGTGTGTCAGATTTATGGATACCAGTCTCGGCCTGTTGCATAGCAGCATAAGGAACAAAGCGTTCCGTGCGCTTGGCCTCAATCCATAAGTCGGGAACGCCAATTAAGTCGGCACGCCCACCACCTGTCATGTATGAACCGCCGCCGGACAGGGGTGCTCGACTAATTTTTCCTGAGCTTCCGAACAGTCGCTTGTCTAACCACTTGGCAAGCTCGCGTTCGTATCCGTCACCTTTTCTTTTCTGCTTACTCAAAATATATTCTCCTAATCTAGTAGCCATTCATCGGGTAATCCTGTGCTTTCTGGAGATTTGCAGTTGATGCAGACGTATTGCCAGCGGGGGCGGGGTTCGTCAGACTTGCACTTGATGCAAGGCCGTTCCCAATTGTCGAGGGTGTCAACCTCTTGCGAAACTATCGCGTATTTCGCACCTTCAAACTCGGCCAGTTCCTCACGTATGAGTATGCGCTTGAGCGTGTCACTGCTAACGTCGAAGCGTCGGGCCATTGCGCGGTAAGAGTAATCGTTGTGCAGCATCCATTCCAACAAGTCGCGCTGCCCCTCCGTAAGTTGGTTGCGAATTGTCATCTTGGGTTCCTCTGCCGCGACTTTGCAAAAGATACCCCCCCCAAGGGGGATATCCTCTTTGGATAGGTCAATAGTGACACAAAGTGGTATTGACGGGGGTCTAGGGGGTGTGTGTATAATAGCGAAGCTCTTGGGTATTAGTTCTAAATGTTCAAAGAGCGATAATTGACTATCGTCATTATCGGTCTGCATTGGAGCAGTTCTACTATTAGAACTAATACACTTCATCACACCCATGACTGCACCTCATACACAGGCAAGTTCAACTTGCGGCTCACGTCCTGTACCGTCATGCCATTGGCGTAATAGTGAGCAGCCTTTTGCTTGACGCTTGCGGTGCTAACCACATACTGCGTACCGTCGAGCAGGCTCTCTGCCCAACCGATATAATGGGTTTCGTGTAGCTCTGTCGTCTGCCTGACTTTGCCGAAACTTATCTGACTGACCATGCGAAGTCGGCTGTCTGGCCGCATGCGCTTTTCGAGGTAGCCGAATGGTGTGTGTGCCGCGCCAGTCATGTCGTACATTTCCAAGTCAGCGTCGAGCAACCCAGCCTTCGCTTTGGCGTCAGACTTCTGGCGGAACACTTGCGTCACCATTACTTGCGTGTCGATATCGGTAAGCTGGGCAGTCGAGCCAGCCTCTCTACCCATACCATTCTCACCTGGCTTATTCCGATGGTGAACCATTACGACTGACGCGCCGTACTTGTTACGGATCGACTTGGCTACGTGATTAACCTTGAACCATTCCGATGCGCTCGCTTCTTCAAGTCCACCGAACGCATTTCTCACGGTGTCGATCACGACAACGTCGGGCTTGATCGCTTCAAGCCATTCACCTAACAGGCCAAACCCCTGCTCAGTTGCAAGGGACATTTCGCCACCATCCTCTGATGATATCAGTGACGGCGACCACATATTGAACTTGTCGGATGTGTCGCCAAACATTTTAACAAAGTTCCTGAAACGGTACAGGATGGTGCGGCTTGGATTGTCGTAGTCTAAGTACAAAACTTTGGCAGGCTTGGTTTCGTAGGGTCCGAACACACTTTTGCCAGCAGCCATCGACGTAAGCAATGCTTGCAGAAAGAAAGACTTGCCGTGTCCATTGTAGCCCACGACTTGTGTGATCGTGGCGGCTGGGATCAACGGGTCGCACCAGTATTCTGTTTCACCGATGCTGTCGATCAGTCGATCAATGTCTGCATTTAATATGGGCTTGAGCCTGCCCAGTCTCACTTGTTTTTTCTCAGCCGACTTGCGGTATCCTTGGTCGTCGTAATCGCTTGGGTAATTGCGCCGATCCATTTCGATTGCGCTGCGACACTTGCTTTCGATCCACCTCGCGGTATCAACCTCAGTGTAACCACTGCTATTAAAGTATTCGCCGTAGAAGTCGTCGGCCATTTTCAAAAGGTCATCACCCATGACACCTTGGCGGCACTTTTGACCGACGTACTTGACCATCAGGGCGTCAGTACCGTCGCCATCTTGCAGCTTGCGGCCAAGGTGCGCGACACGCGCATGCGTGTTGTCCCAGATATTTGAGCCTTCGTCTGGATTATGTATAGACACACCACTTAAGTCGAGCGCATCAAAGGAAAACTCGTCGTCGGTTTTCTCGGAAGGCGCACCCTTCCAAACGTGTAAGTCCATGTCGTCAAAGTCAGCAGTCGTTTCAAACCGATACTCATGCTCGACCACGTCGTCCTTGACCTTGATGCTGGGCGGCATGACAACGAACCCGCCGTCACCTCGGAAGTCCAAGCCATCCACCTTCGGCCAGTCACGCGCATTGCTGCCGACCTTGTTAGCGAACCTTGCGCCCTCGCGTGGGTGCTTGAAATAATAGTGTGCGCCCTTCTGAGTTAGAACTTTAAACGGTGAGGATAACCCATTCTTGTGTGCGTATTTGATCGCGTCTTCATTGTCACAATCAACAGCGACCACACCACTTAGCTCGCCAGTGATTAGGCCAATGTTGAAATACTCTATGACCTGACCTGATTTCGTCGTGACGCCCTCGGTGAACCACTGGTCAATCATATCGCTAGTGACCGCGTTCGTCTGCCAGTCGAGCCAGCCGAGCAATGGCGTCTTGGAGTTCAGTGACAACGGCATAATATTCCAGCCCCGATCATGCGCCTCAAGCGCAGCCGTGTACTCCCGTCCTTTCCATTCGTCTAAGTCGTGCTTACTCAGTTTCGTACCCTGCATTTTGTTCTTCCTCGAAATAACTGTTGATGTTGAGATTTGGATTTTTCTCTAGCAATTTAGCTAGAGTGGGGGTGCCGAAATATCCTGTGCGGATTGCGCGATAAGGTGCGGTGCGGGTATTACCCAACACATTCGCAACCTCGCTTACGCCACCGCAATCTTCGACTAACTTTGCGGCATTGAATTTTATCTTCATTGTACTCCTCCTTTATATATACCCACTAGCTGTCTAATTACACAGCGGCAACGCATCTGTCACGTTTGTGACACAAACTTGGTGAACACCTAGTTGTCTATATTGGTGATGGGGGGTATGGATAAGGTGTTAAATCAAAACGTAAACTCAAAAGGAGACATCGAATGTCTGACTGGGACACCACGCCCGTACCAATTAACAACTCATCGCCCGCGCTAATCGCAGCAGTGGATGAGTATCAGCGAGTGACTGAAACTTTAGAGAGCCTGAAAGAAACGCACGAAGGCTTGCTTGAAACCATCGCCGCAGAGTTTCCCATCATGTCTGGTGAGCAAGCAATCGACGTTGCTGGCATGACCGTAACATGCACGCGACTAGAGCGTTGGACATGGGATAACGATCTCCTCGAAGACTTGTTTATGTCTCAGGATGATCTGCCCGATCATATAAAGAAGCGGCTCACAGTGAATAAAAAGTTGTTCACATTCCTAGACGACGAACAGAAAAAGGCTCTGATGCCAGCGTTGACAAGAACGCCGGGACCAGCGCGTGTGAAGGTTATTAAGGTGAGCGCAGATGTTTAAGCCAAAAAATACCATCGACCACAGTACATCTTATTTAAAGACTGTACTCTTCGGAGATGCGGGGTGGGGCAAGACTACGAATATGGCCCACATGCAAAGCCATTACGGCAAAGGCTTCATCATTAGCGGGGAAAGCGGCCTTAGTTCCATTCGCTCCGCTGGCATCGACTACTTGCCGTTCAATAGCTGGGCTGGTCGTACCAATCCAGAAGCAAATGAATATTCATTCGTGGATATTTTCCGCTGGATGAAGACCCCCGACTTTGCGGAGAAGGACTACAAGTGGGTGGGACTTGATAGCCTCACCGAATTATCCAGCCATTCCATTCGTGCTGCTGAGAAGTCGGTGAAGGAAGAAGCGGATAAGCTCGGCAAAAAAGCCAATGGCTTTGAAGCGTGGGCTATCCACGGTTCGCAGTTAGTCGGGGCGTGCAAGGCCATTAGGGATATGCCAATGCACTTTCTCTGCACGGCGTTAGCCAAGTCGAGCCAAGACGAGAACGGCAACGTCGAGCACTGGCCGATGGTCGATGGCAAGGCAACTATTGAAAAATTGCCTGGAATTTTTGACTGCGTTTTCGCTGGGGTCCGAGCGACCAGTGGCGAGAAAGAAGACCAAAAGGTAGTCCGTTACATCATCACCGACGATGTGCGTGGCTGGAAGGGTAAGGTGCGCGACGAAAAGCGTAGGCTTGCTCCGATAGAGCGCGTGGGTTCAGTCGTCGATTTGTTCAAGCGCATGGAACTTTCCGACGCCGACTTTAAAAAATATGCAAAAACTAAGGAGACATCAGAATGAGCTTTTCGTTTAACGATCTAAATCTTGGAGGCATAGAGCTTTCATCGGCTTCAAATATTTTACAGCCCGGTCGGTACGTCTGTGTCGCCAAGCATGCCAAACTTAAAAACAGTAAGTCGGGCGGCACTATGGTCGAGGTAGAGTTTGAGGACGTAGTCAGTGGGGCCAGTATTCGTGGGTTCATAAACGTGGACGTTCCTAAGTCGGACATGGCCACGCGCATTGGTAGAGAGCAACTGAAAGCGTTGCTCACGCATGGCGGTCACAAAGACCCAGACAATGTAGGTAAGTCTGGCATCGCCAGCATAAACGGATTGAAGGTCGGCGTGCTGGTCGTTCAAGAAAGTTATGAAAAGGATGGGCAGTCTCGCACAGGCTCACAGGTAAAAGGTTTCTTTGATCCCAAAGGTTTCCAGACTGAGACATCATCTTCGTCGAAGGCCGCATCTGCACCGCCTATCCCTGATGACGAAATTCCGTTCTGATCTCCCTTGGACGGAACTAACTAGGGGGTGAGAGCCTGTGGGTATGCCCGACGTATATCGCCGCAGCGCCCGAACTTTGGTAGCTCGCCCCCTTTTTTTAAGGAACGACTATGGATATAACCGCGCTAATAACCGAGGCGTATCGCGCCGAGAAGCGCGGCAAGCCGAGGCAGTACATCGGGGCCAGTGGAATAGGCCAGCAGTGTCTGGCGTCAATCGCGTACTCATATCGCGGATACCCTGAGACTGCGCCAGAGCCACAACTCAAGCGCATCTTTCGTGATGGTCACAAGATTGAATACGACGTGGTTAAAGACATGCGTAAAGCTGGCATGCACGTCATGGAGACTGACCCGCT